TGAATAATGATATTGATTTGGCAATGATGCGGTTAATACATCGGGATGGATCGGGATGATTTCGCCAATTTGACTATAAGGTGTATTTTGTCTATAGTTAGTAATATGGCTATTTGTTAAAGTTCCGGTTGTGCTATACAATTTTACTTTAGCAATCGGATATTGTGTTGCCCCTATGTCTGGTATTCTCGGGGTGGCTGCTAAACTACCAGCTACGATACTAATACTATTATCAGTATTAGCAACAACTAGATCAATCCTTGAATTACTTGCAGGTGCGGCCATAGTTGCGCTTGTACCACTTGCCCAGCTTACGCCAATACCGTTTACAATACCGCTTCCAGCAACAACATTTAGTTTTAAACTATTCGGTGTTGTTTCTGTTATCGAACCACCGTTTAAAACATTAACATACCCCTTACGAGCATTAATATTATTTGATAAATTACTAAAATTATCTCTTGCGGAGGTTACCTCACTTGCCGTACTTGCAATACTTGCATTAACTTCCGAGCGTAAAGAATTATAATTATTTTCAATGTCTGTAAAATTTTCTCTTACCGGTTTTGATCTTAATTGACTTTGAAATACCACTTTGTTTAAATTTAAATTGCTACTCATGAGAATTGAACCTCCTTAGTTCCTGTATAATCTGTTGTGTCTGATACACCGATTGCGATATCCTGATCCCAAACTAAACCAATATCATACTTAAGATCGTTTAAACCGCTTTGTATTCCGTTTCTATCCCATATAAAATTACTTAAGTCATCTCCGCTATCCTTTAAAGTTACCGTTTCTTTTAATCCGCTATCCATATTCCATATTTCATTAATCTGTTGTGGTATATAAAGATCATCGGTATAAGTGTATCTGTCGAATATTACCCATTTATCTTTTCCAAGTTCGGTTAACGGATTTGGGACTTGTGATAATGTTATAGATTTCTTAGGGTCTGCGTTGGTTGCTATCATGTATTTTACATAAGCATCTGAGGCAGTCTGATTAAGCATAGGGTTAATCTTTTTAAAAGTAGAACCCTTATTATTTATCAAGTTATCAGAGTTCCCGAATTCAGACCATATTTCGTCAGTTATTGCGTTTTTCGGAGTGCATCCATAAATGTCTATATCATAAGCACCGGCGGTCATTGTAAATGATACACTCCCGTTAGTTCGTGCTGACTCTGTTAATATATTACTATTATTATCATCATATCGTATGTATAAAGCATCTGAGTAAGTCGCTGTTAAATTACCATATGTTGAAATAGTTCCTGTTACGGTTTTAAGTAATGCCTCTGAATTTACAATGATATCTTTATTAACGGCGGTTATCCTTTGGAGTTGTTTATCAGAGTCGAATGATTTATCAATGCTCTCAATGTTATATCTATAATGTGTCATCCAGTCGGCTTCCACGTCTGTAGGTACTTTTCTTATAACGGCTTTCCCGTCATTATCAAAGGTAAAAATAATATCGTTATCGCCTGCGTTTATAATGTCCATTGCGTAATCAAGGGCTTTCCACCCTGATATATTATTTAGTGCTTGCGCTGCCGTTGCGCTTGTAATCTGAGTTGCGGTGCTTATTGAATCCCATGTAGATGTCGCGTAAGGGATATTACACCGGTCAAGTATATTTGTAAGAATAGTAGTGGCAGGTGTTGATGATAAATAAGTCGGTAAATTGATCTCTGTTTCAAGTGCTTTTCTTAAATAGTCACGTCCTACTACTTCCACGGTTTCATTATAAAATGGTTCGTCAATTATAAAAGTGCCACGTTTAAAATATAAAGACTTCTGATCGTATGATAGTGCAAGGCTGTTAATATGGCTTGCGGTGGCGTATGAGTCTGTATTAAATCTTACAATAGTTTGTACATTTTTATACAATGGAGTCGAAACAAGTGTTATTTCGTTTGCTCCTGTAGCAAGTGTTTGGTAACTACTCCATGCGTCCATGTCAAGTTTGTATTTAAGGCTGAATTTATTTGTTGATACATTACAATTTAATGCAAGTGGTTGTTGCTCTTCGTCTGTAGTAAATGTTTTTTTATAGTAACTTGCATATGCATAAGCACCTGATCCATAAGTACTTGATCCATAAGCAGACGTTCCAAGTTGTGCCGCTGTCAAATATGTATCTGTTATATTATTACTACTCGGTATAATTGTACTACCTGATTTTATTGTATGGAATAATTCATTATTAGAAATTAGATTATCGGTTGAAAGTGTTGTTTGACCGGCGGTTAATTGATACCCTGTATACGCTCTAACAAGTAAATTTTTCTTGAGTATAGTAGCTTTTGCATTGCCTGAGCCTATAGAATAAATCTGATTAAAATTGTTTAAAGTGAATTTGATTGTTTTTACAGGTGGTAGAAATGAATAAGCTTGATACCTTTTATTTTCGGTAGATAGATTAATTTCCCTGCTTTGGATATCGTCAAAGCTTGCCCAGGTGGAATTGACAGTATCATAATATTGTGTCTTGATACGTGGCTTGCTAACTGCTCCGCCAATAACATCATATAATAATGTTTCTGTAAGTGTCGCGGTTGGGGCTGATTTCAACTAAGTACCTCGGTTAATATAATTTCGTATTCCTGCTCGTTTCCGTTGTCAAATTCTTGTAATAATCTCATTCCCTCAATTACACATGTCATATATGATATTGTTTTTGTTAAGATATTTCTGTCGAATGTTACCGTAACTGGTAACGAATATGTAAGCATCGGGAACATGTTTGCTTCCAGATCTGCTTTAGTGCCTTTGATAGTGCTGACTGCTTGTATCCGGCTATAGCCTACTTGTATTTTTCTTAAAAATCCTTGTGTATCGGCTTTTATGTTATTATTCTGCAAAATAAATTCGTCGAGTATTGCGAATGAAGTATCATAATTCGGCGTAAAACTATAAACTGAGTCTATTGTAATTATGCTAGTTATCATATTCTTATCCCTCGACTACTTGACCCTTCGGTCTTAAAGTAATCATCTAATATTTTGACAGCTCCCCGGCCGTCTTGTACGTTTATCGTTACATTGGAAGGTGAAGCACCACGCCCACTATTTAGAGCGTTTATAGTAGCTTCCCCAAGTTCGGCGGTTGCTCTACGATTTAAAACTGACTCGCCATTTTGCGCTGCTATAAATCCATCCTCGGGTCCTATGTTTGGGAGACCTCGTATCATTCCGCCTTGCGCGAAGGTTGGAACTGGTATACTATCAAGTTTTGCACTAATAGAAGCGAAGGATTTTTCAATTCTTATTTGTGCTTTCTCGCGTCTATCCTTGCCGATAATCCCCTCTGCGTTTGCAAGTGCGCTTTCTCGTTGCCCGTCAATTTCTGCTTTTCTTAATGCTAGATCAAATAAATATTCTTCTCTTCTAATTTCCTGTCGTTCTAAGTCTGCAGCCGCTTCGGTTGTTATTCTATCGGTTTCGGCTTGTTTTTCAAGTGCGCTTTTCTTAGAGTTATATAATTTAAGTGCGTTTATTTTATTAAGCTGCCTAGTTATATCAGACTTTTCTTCTGCTGTCGTTGCATTTTCTAATTGATCTTTTAAATCGTCAACACGATCCTCTTCTTCTTCACCTAATATTTTTGTTAATCCTGTTTCAATAGCAGCTGATTTAATTGAAGCATCAAGATTACTATTTATAATATCAATATTTGCTTGTTCTGCATCATCTACCCTTTTTCGTGACAATGCAAATTCATTTCTTGCTATCTCTTCATTAATAGTTGCTAACGATGATAATAATTCCTGGTTTGAGTCATTGACCGCTTGATTTGCTTCTGACTTAATCTTTTTAACTGATAATATTATATTTGCCGTTAGCGTTGGGATTCCTTTCTTTGCTCCCTCTGCAAAGTTTGATAGAAAGCCACCAAGGGCTTTTGATGCGCTGCCGAGTTCGATGGCGGCAGTCTTGCCGAACTTTTTTATAAATCGTTCACTTGTTTGTATATTCTCGCCTAACTCGATAAAATTATTACCTAGTTGTTTTACTAGTTGTAATATACCTTGAATGATTCCAACGATACCACCGGCTTTGTCTATTGCCGTTGCGCTTGTGTCATTTGCTGTTTCTTTGTATTTATTAAATGCGTCTTGAACACCACCGATTGATTTTGTAATTTGTGTATCAATAGCAGATAATGTCGCCTCTGTTTTTTCTAATGTTTCGTCTAGTTGATTATTAAGTTTTCCCCGTGCTTCGATCTCTGTTTCAATTACTTTTATTTCAGCATTTATAGCTGAACGTTGTGCATCGCTTAAATCTATTCTTGTGCTAATTGCTTTAAGTTCAACAAGTCTTATTGCTAAGGCGTCTTCTTGTGTTTTAATTAATTTTTGTATTAATATTATCTCCTCATCTGTTAATTTGTTAACGTCTTTTATTATTGGTATCGTGTCTTCTACAACGATACCACCGTTTTTTATTATATCTGCTTTTTCCTTTTCGAGTTTAATTATTAACATGTTAGCTTTTACAGTTGCCTTTTCATAGTCTGCTTTAGTGTAATATTTACCTAATAATATGTTGTATGTTCCTATTAAATTTTTACCTTGCTCTACATTCTCTTTTGTGGATTTAATTTCTGCATCAATCTCTTTTATTCTTTTTCTTGATATTGCATGGATATCTCCATAGGCGGCAATTTGATCTTCCATTGAATTCGTTAACTTGTCATTAACTAATGCTAATTTTGCTTGCCGTTTTTCTAGCTCATCTATTTCAACACGAGTTGATGCTAATTTTGTTGCTATTAACGTTAGTCCAATAACTAAACCCGTTATTGCTAGTCCAACGGGTCCAAGTGAAGCATTAAGTGCAATGAATGCCGGGGCTAAAGCGAATACTGCTGAGGCTGTAACTTTTAAACCTTTTGGTAAAGATTGGAATCCTTTTATAAAATTTCTTAGAAACGGCAAGAACTCTTTAATTATTGGTACAAGTCCTTTTCCTAATTCTTCTCCTACGTCGCCAAGTTCATTACCAAGCTGTTTAAATGCCCCAGTTCCTTGAGTCGCTGCCCTCGCTGCTCCTCCAAACTGTGTTTTAAGTTCTTTTAATATTACTTGTTGAGCACCCGCAACGTTGTTTAATTCTGTGAATGTTTTAATCTGTTTTTTTTGATCGTCTGATAATTGAATACCAACCCTTGATAGTGCGCCAATACCAGCAACAGGGTCATTAAGCGCTTTACCAAGTTGTATAGTAGATGATTTTAAATCCTGTCCTGTTGCTTGTGATAAATTCAGTATCGCCTCGGTTGCTTTTGGGAAAACATCTTTACCAATTTTAGTGAATGTTAATAGTAAAGCTTGAGACTCTATAATTGCTTCGTCTCCAAAGGTTGTTACGCTTTGGAGTTCGCTTGCCATTTTCTTAAGTTCTTTAGCGGTTAACCCAGCCGCACCACCTGTTGACTTTATCCGTGCTGCAAGTTGGATTTCTGCCTGTTCTTGTTTGGCATATAATCCTATAAGCTTTTTAGTTATTGCGATAGTCGCAACAATGGCAGCACCGGCGGCAATAAATGATTGTTTTAACTTTGCTCCTACCTTTTTACCCGCTTTCCCTACGTCATTTAGTTCTTTTTTAAGTTTATCATTTTGTAAAGATAGTTCGATTATAAGTTGTTTCGTGTCAGCCATTTTTATCGTCCATTAATTTTTGGTCTATCTCTCTTTTATAATGAGGTTCATTATTACGCTGCACTAACAAATTAATCTTAAGCATTGTAATTTGCTTAATATCGTCAGTCGTTAACAATAATTCTTTACGTAAAAATAATTCCATATCGCCGCTTGTTGTGTTAAGCTCTACTGGGCTTTTGAAATTAGATTTAATGCGTCTTTGAAGTTTTTTTTTTGCCCTTGTATGTTGTATAAATACACATACACAAACAGTTCTAAGTAATCGTCAATGCTGAAATTTTTTCGCATCCATTTTATTTTATTAAGCTTAAATAAATATCCGTTATGCCATTTTCCCCATGCTTTATACTGTAGCAAGAAAAAAGAGCATACCCTTTCAAGTAATTTAAATACTGATTTATCAACTAAAATCTTTTTAAAGTTTGATCTGAATTTCTCAATATCATTCAGGTTATCAGGTAATGTACAATTTTCTACTAACAAATAATACCTCTCTAATAATTTAGCTAAATAATATGAAAATGTTCCCCACTCATAATAATAATTTAATTGTTTTACCGTTATTCTTTTGCCGTATTTAATGTATTGTAAAGGACGGTCTATTAAAATTTGGCCGTCCTCTACAATTACATTTTTTTCGATTTCTTTAATGTCCATACTGCCCCTCTTATAATTGTTAGAACGCTATGCCAACGTCGGACGTAGCACTTACACCACTTGCTAAAAACTGTTCGTAGTACAAGTTTTTAGTAGCCGCTGCCGCTGGATTGTAAACGGCTTTAAGCATTGTCGGTAGTACCGTTTCAGTTTCACCACCCACTGTCTGCTCTCCATTAAGGATAAAATCAGTTTTTGGAATAGTGATTGTGTAAACTGTGCCATCGTCAAGCGTAGAAGCAAGCCTAAACGCTTTATAAACTTTAGTTGCTTCGGTTGTGCCGTGGTCAAGTTCTGCGCCTGTTGCGCCAAGACTAACGGACGTTGCCTGAGTCATTTCTGCAATGATTTCACTGTTTTGATTTGAAAGATCGAATGTTAATTCAAGACCTTTACGAATGGTTTTTGTGTATTGTATTACACGAGGTATTTTACCCTCTTTTTCATACTTTTCTTGTATTCTGTTTATGTTTTTCTCTTGACCTGTAAAGCCTAGTAATGTCCAGTCCGTAGAGGTATAACCACCTGTTGCACTGGTATTCATAACATAAACATCGAAGTCATTCAACAAAAAATTTGTTGTGATTTCTCCGAGTGTTGTATATTTTGCCATTTATTTATCTCCTTTCATAAAATAATCAATAGTATAAACGTGCTGAGCTTTAACAGGATTTACCCCAGCATAGGCGGGGGCAGTTGCTATGCTGAGAGTTAACCCTGTTGGTCTTTGAGTGTTTAACCATTCAAAGGCGCTAAATGCAACCCTTCGGCAAGTGTCATGGATCGGGTGATAAATGGCCACTTGTATTCTTTGATTGTATAAGCCAATGGGAGTATGTCTGCCGAGTGCAATCGGTGTCGTTTCCTCTCCGTAATAAACTACAATACAGCGTTGTGGTATTGTATCGTCTGAATAAAGGGTCGCTCTAAATTGATATCGACCGTCTGAAAACTGTTTGTCTAATAAAGTTACTACTGTGTCAATTAACATTATAGTTTATCCCATGATCTGTCTATTGCGTTTGAGACTTGTTTCATAAGGTTTTTTGAATATTTATCAACAGACTTTTGAAGAAACCCAAAAACACCCTTACGCTCTTTAATCCATTTCTGACCGTCATCATAGTATGATACTTTACCGGCATTTTTAAGCTTAATACCATCGAGTCCATCATGTACTTTAAGAGCATAATTAGCTTTATAAAATACACTGCTTACAATTCCTTTTGATGTTTGTTTGGCTTGCTTTACTGCCCCTGACCTTTCAAGTGTCCCCGATGCAATAGGTACTAAGTCTTGTGAATATGATAGTACATTTTGTGTGACCTGGTTAAAACCTCTGATAACTTCTTTTAAGATAATATTATCAAGCGAATTGATATTGTTTAAAAATGTATCGAGTGTTTCTTTTTTAGGCATTGATTATTTCCAGGATGGTTTACCAACAGGTACGACTTGTCTTGTGATATGCAATTTAAGGTAGCTGTAAGCGTCCTCTGATATAAAAGGCGTGTTTATGCTGTTGGCTTCTTGTGAATATCTGGTGGCACCTCTCTGCATAATGTATAATGCCTGCTCGCATTGTGCGTTTTGTACTTCAAACGGGATATATAAATCACCATCATTATCGGTGTTGTAATTTCGTGGAAATTCTAAGTTTTGAAAATCATCGGCGTTTCTAGTCCCCTGATTATATTTACTTGACATAAAACGATATGTCCGGTCAAGTTCTCGGGCGGATTGTTTAAGTAAATTTTCTCTACGTGCTGTGCTTCCCAGAGTGCCAGTAGTTCCCATGTCGAGCCACTCTTCCGAACTTTCTCTTGTGTTAAAGTACTCTGTTGCGCTTGCTACGCTTATGTAACTTGTTGCGGTTGGCGTTCCGATGCTTGTTTGTATACTCATTTTAATTCCTTTTATAATAATTATACGGCGCCACCGTCTGTTATAATCCATAGACTCGGTGCGGCTTCAAGTGCCGCTTTTGCTGTTGCCGGTGCTCCTGACCCATATTTAGCAAGCCCAGCACTAAATACTACATTTGCAAGTTCTGTTTGCGCTTCCCATGCTATTAATAATTTGTCATAATTAGTTTGAGAAAATGCAGTGGCTTCAAACATGTCTGTTGCGACTGTTAATGACTCAATATTAAAATGTGATACGTCTTGATTAAAAATAGTGCAACTTCTAAAAAGGTTAGTGAAACTCGTCATACCTGTTGTATCCCAGTTTGAAACTGACTGGTTAAAAGCCGGACATTCTGCGAATACAGAAATAAGCTGAGTAATATTTGTTAAATCAAAATGATTAACAGGCTGATTAAAAATTGTACAACCTCTAAACATCGCAATAATATTTGTAACAGATGAGGTGTCTAATTGTGAAATATCACCATTAAATAAACTACAACCTCTAAAACAATTCCTAAGGCTTGCAAGTACTGAAAAATTTGGTTTATCAGTGGCGGTTAAATTAAAGTTTGCGCAACCAAAAAAAGCATCCTCCAAAGTTCCCCAGACAATATTTCCCCATTGTGATACTTCTAGTAATTTTAGTTTATCGCCGCCATCATTAAAGCATATATTTGGAAAAATTCCAGTTATCTTTATTGTGTAAGTCCCTGCCACTGCATAAGTGTGTGTAGTGTTTCCAGTTAATCCTTCGCTTGTTGTCGCATCACCCCAGTCTGCATCAAAAAGGAAAGTCCCACCGTTAACAGGTAATGAAAATTGAACGTCCGTGGAAGTACCTAAATTGTCGGTTTTAACGGTGAAAATAAAAGCGTTTTCGGAAGTGGTGGCGGTGGCATTGCTGAATGGTAGTAAGTATTTATCCAGTCTTGTTGAGTCTATAACTCGGCCGTCTACTGTTAAAGGGATATTAGTTACCCGACTCATAAGCGTTGCATAATGGTGAAAAGTACCACCACTTTGTAAAGGGAAGGCAGCACCGGCAGTTACTCCGATATTTGAAACTGCGCCTAATAAAATAAACTTATGGGTTGGAGCGTCTGGAGAAAAAGTGAACTCTCCACCACTCGATAATAATACATTAGTTTTCGCACCGTTAACACTTAAAAATACACTCATTCTCTGCGCTCTCCGTTTAAGACTTTAGCGTGTTCTATCATCATTTTTTTGTAAGCGGATTTATCATAGTCAACTGTCCATTGTGGATCGTTTGAGAAATCAAAAATAGCTTGATAGAATGACGCTATTAAAAAAGGGTCTTTTTTTATAATGTCCATCAACCATGCGTAGTTAATGTCATTTTTGAGAGTCCAGAGCGTTTTTCCATGTATTGAAGCGTAAGTCTTATTTTGGTCTGACTCATGCTTTTCAAAAAAGAATAATCGTTCTTGAACGTGCCGCCATTCACAATCTGACTTTAGCAATCTAACAATTAAATCGCAGTCTTGTGAACGTGGTAATCTTACATCATATAAATGTCCGTACTGTTCTTTAAGTATAACATACATTTCTCTTTTTGTCAAAAGACATTGATGATCCATGTGCTGAAAACGTAGATAATTACTCATTAATTGCTCATTAAAATCCCAAACTTTCTCAATATCGCATACATAAGATTGTAAACCGATGATTTCCCAGTTAACAAAATATACGTCTGCTTCGTTTTTAAAGCACTCTGATATAAAATTTGTAGCGTAATAGTTATCTGAATCAAGAAAAGCCACGTAGTCTCCTGTGCTTTTTTCGTAGCCTGCATTACGTGCCCGTGAAGGTGTTCGGCTTGCTTTATCGTCACGCTCTAATTGTACAAGGTTTATTTTATCACCATATTGTTTATAAAGCTCCCGAGTTTCTTTATCGCTTCCATCGTCAACCACTATTACTTCGGTGTCTTTCCACGTTTGATTTATACATGAGTCTATCGCCCTGCATATCCTTTTTTTATCGTTATAATTGATTAATATTAATGATGCTGTAATCATATAATCCCCCAAAATTTCTTCCTAGCTTTTTTACTAATTAATATTTGCTTTTCATTTTTTAATAAAAACCATTCAGCAATAATATTATTCATTTTAATTGATGACTTTTTCATAATTTCCAGATCATTTAATATTTTATCTGTATCATTTGTTGTCATAAACGATATTTTTTTCATTTTTGCCCCTCTAAATGTTTATAGTCTTTTTCGTTAAATAAATTTAAACCTATTTTGTTTATACTAAATATCTTCGTATCTGTTACGCTTTCTTTTACAAGCTTCCACATTTTAAGTATTATAACTGCATTGTTTGTTAAAGCTTCACCCTTATCATGAAAACTGCCTTCTTTATAATTACAATCATGTCCTACTAAATAAATCGTTTTAAATCCTGCGTATACTGCAAATTGTATCATCTCGTAAGTGATCGATGCCCACCCAACAATTTCACTATGTATATCTGGGCTAAATTTTATCTTTGCTCTTTTCATGCGAGTTACATCATACCATGATGCATTTTCACATTCACATACTATTCCTTTATGGGTGTCATTTTCATGATTTCTGAAGAATTTATCAATGTTTGGCTTATAATCAATATAGCTTTTTTCGTCACTTAAAAACCCTCGCTTCTTACTGCCCGGGTCTCCTAAAAAATAGAAATCCATTTTATAAGGTTTGTATATGATCTCATTACTTCCTATCTTAATTAAATCGTCCCTGTTTTGGTACATGTCAAGTGTCGTGCCAGTTCCAAACAATATACAGCTTTTACCCTTGTATTTATCTTTATATTTTAAAAAACAATCATTCATTTTAAAAACAGACCTATTTTTCTACCGTCTGGTATGCTGTATTCCTTGAGTAGATTAAAACCATAGTCTACTAATTCTTTAATCTCCCATTCACTTAAATGACTCTCATATGGGTCTGGATGGTTTCTTATCCATCCATTACCAAGCGGGATACTTAATAATACATTTCCGGTATGCTTTTCTAGCTTATTTAATATGGTTTTTGCCTTATCCTTTTTCAAGTGTTGTAATAGATCGAAACAATAGATTGTATCATAATTATCAAAGTCATTAAAGTCTAACACGTTTATTTTTATTATTTTATCGTATAAATCGTACTGAAAAGTATAGTAATCTGTATAAGCATCTAGCGCATGGATAGTTGTAATATGATTTTTCTTAAACCATTTGCGTTGCCATAAATCAATATAAGCTTTTGTTAAAAATCCTAACATACCAAACCCCGCCCCGATATCAAGTATTTTCCTAGGCTGTATTTTCATAATTGTCTCTACAATTAATGGTATTTGCTCATATCGGCTAATAGCACTCATAATTTTCCCAATGTCTTCGCATATGTCCAGTATTCCACGGCTTATGCTCTCCATGCCATGTTAATATTTTAAAGTCTTTTTGCATAATACCTTTGAATAATTTAAGTTTTACATGGTTTGCACTTACGCACCACTTACGGTCTAATCGTTCCCACTCTCCATTTGCGTAAACATTTTGTGCTACCATATCACTTGTAATAAATTTACGTGCTATATACTGCATTATCTCATCGGCATTGTTTTCTCTAAGCTTTTTTAAATCCATTACCATAACAGAATTATTAAATACTTCTTTTCCCTGCTTAATAAAAGGTATTGCCATTTTCCCCTGGTTATTAATTAATTCGAATAGATCATTATTACCATAATCCATAACGGCTGCAATTCCTTTTACTCCAGTATTGATATTATAGATATCGCTTAAGTCTGATATAACAAGGCTGTCAACGTCTAAGTATAATACACGGTCAATATCTTTTAAAAGCGTTGCTATATATAATGTGTTATAAATTGCATAACTATTAAGTCTTTTACCTTCATACATTTTATTAGGATCGATATCTGGTATATTATGATAAAATTGACATTGATCGTTTAACTTTTTAGCGAGATAGTACTGAGTTTCGGAGTCAACATTATTAATAATAAAATGAAAATACACTTTTTTATTATGAATATTGATACTATTGCATAATGTAAGTACGTACTTTACATAATTATTATCAAACGTTAAACATATATTAACCATACCATTTATCCATGATATAACTTTCAGAGTTGAGCAATTCTTTTAAAAGTGTGCTGTCTATCTTTTCTTTTGTGCCGTTTACGTTTTGTTTCGGATATCGTTTAATTGTATTGATCGTATCATCGCTTATATCATCATACGTTGTTAGTATTGTTATAAGATCATTTCTTAAATTTTCTTGTTTACCTACCATGTTACAATTTGCAGTATACTCTTTATACATTTGAGATATAAAGCCTGGATACTTATTAATTAAACATTCAACAGTATCATTTAGTTTTGGTTTTACAATGTCTAACATAACAGGCGAAAATGTCTTATAACTCCATATCCCTTTTCGTATACCTATCTTATTACTATTTCTTGCAGTATGATTTCTATTCCAATCACTCCATAAACTTTGAATCCATGAGTCTGGTAACCTGACAAAAGTAAAAGTGTTAGGCCTATAGTCAAAGGCTTTATCATGACTATGACCTATTTCACTTTCAAATAAAGATGCTTCTTTTAGAACACGCCTTATAAAAGTTCCCGCTGTTTTCGGTATGTGTAAGTAATAAGAGTTAGATAATTGGATCATCTATTTTTTTATACTCTTTTTTTTCGTCTTCTTTTTTTTGGAACGTCTTTAACTGTTTCTTCATTTTCAGCTTTTTCATTTCCTTCGCTAATTTCTTTATTTGTGGTTTCTGAAGTTCCTCTATCATCGATACATGCATTAATTTTTCCTTTTGTAAATTTAAATATTGGATGCTTAAAAGCATTACTTAGTTTATCGGGGTATTTACCCTCGTCTATTCGCTCTCTGTTAAAGTCTTTAAATAAAATTTTAAATTCATTCCAATTACTCCATTGCATATTAACATGCTCTCCAAGCTGTCGAAAATTGTTTGGCAGAGCTATAATAACAGTATCAGTATATTGAAACGCTTCGTTAAGCCATTTAACAGGTTCTTTGATATGCTCTAAGAAATAGATAGCTATTACATAAGCATATCTACCACCTTGCGGGAAAAAATCACCTGTAGTTCTGAAATCTCCGTGTGTTTGGCTTTTAACGTAGTCAACCGCAACACTCGAAAAGTCATTGCCTGATACAATACAATCTTTATCATTTGCGAGTTGTTTATCAATAACACCTAGCCCGCAAGCATAGTCAAAAACTGTTGAGCCGTCTACAATAGCACCTTTGATGATATTATATCCGTGCTGTCTCATGTTAAAATAATAATCACCACCGTTAGGTAATTGTTTTATAACTTTTTTCCATTTATCATCATAATATTTATCACTGACATTATCCATAGAGTACATCCTTAAATTGTTTGATTTGTTTTTTCTGTTCGTATTTTTCTAGTATAAATTTGCGCTGAATTGTGTGATGGCGCATTTTCAATAGCTCTCTAATCTCATTATTGCTTTTAAAGATATATTCTTCCGGCCATATATCGTTAGCACCTTTCCAATTGTATATTAGAGGTATACAATTACATGCCATTGCTTCGGCTATGTTATAACTAAATGACTCGATATCTGAGGTACTAATAACGTATTGTACTTTATTCCAAAAGTCATTAAGGTCATCATAATACCCATGATAGATTATATTTTTACAATCACGTGTTTCATATTTAAACGCTTCTTGTAAAAAAGGATCTTGCCATGTTATCCGTAAATGGAAGTTATAATATTTAAAATCTTTTATAATCTGAGCCAAACGCATAGGATTTTTCTTTACGTTCATTAATCCGGCGCATCCGATAGTATCTTTTTCACGGCTTGTTTTTTTATCGTAAAAAGATTTACAGTCAACTCCATTATAAACAAGTTTACTAGTCGGAGCAGGTATCATGTCTTGAATATGTTTCGCAACGCATACAACGGCTTTTAAGTGTTCAGGATTAATTGATTTCAATATGTCCTGATTTAAATAAGCTTCGTAACCGTGTATTCGCAATACCGTTTTAAACAAGTATTGATTTGACATAAGATTACTATCGCCCCACTCCTGCCAGATTAAGTCCGCCCATGATGCCAGTTTGTTATCATATTTATTAATTGTAATTACATTATGGCCATCGGCTTTTATGCTGTCTACAATTGGTTTTGAAAATGTGCCTATTGCATCTATGACAAGGATATTGATTTTATCCTTCGCCCATAGATTAAGCTTTTCATGCCATTCAGGAACGTCTATAAATCGTAAAGCCATTTTAAGGTGTGAGCCTGCATTGACTAGATCGCCCTTCATTTCGTAAGCACGTGATATCATCTCAAAGGGTTTCCACGTGTTAATATTGCCGTCTGAAAACATTCTAGTTATTTGTGGTTTAATCATTAAAGCATTATTTATCAAGTGGATTGCATCGTCTACTAGGTCACTTTCCATACATAGATCGCCCGCTAATATATAAGCATCTCTCCGGCTAGGATCGATACGCATAGCTTTATAAAGCATATCAATAGAACCGTCTTTATCGTCAATTTCTTTAAGAGCAAGCGCCCAGTGATAATATACCTGGTATTTCTCTGCGGTGTTTGGCTTCTTGAGTGCAATATACTTTTCGTAACAATCCATTGCATCATAAAAGCGTGTTGCCTCCAAGTGTGTATTGCCTAAGTAAAAAAGTGCTCTATGATCTTTGCTATTCTTTTCAAGGTCGGCGGTTAACTGCGTAGTATTCATTTTAATCCGCTGTTCTTTGCGCCATTTACGATTACTATCCGGTGCATCATGGATTAAGATGATCTCTGGAAAATGGCTTGACTTTTCAGGGTTGGTATTTTGTATAACGTTATGAGACGCCCTACCATATCGTATCATTTTGCCATTATCACCTTTTCCGTTTCTGTATACTCTGGGTTGTAAAAAATAATTATTTGGTATTTTCCCGATAAATGGCTGTTGGTATAAATGGAAAAATATTTCGTCGGCGTCAACAGTTTGCTTCTTTTTCCACTCGGACAAAAATGACTTAATAGGGATTTCTCTATTCTCGGTTATGTTAAAATAAGTTTCGGGAAAATATTCATGACCGTCTATAATCATAATATAATCGCCTGTTGCTTTATCCATACCGATATTTCTAGCATTAGAAAATGACTCATTAAATACTGAGTCGTATATCTCATGCTTTAAGTTTTGGTTGTCATGGAAAAATCTTACTACTTCTTCTTTTGTATTGTCTGTGGTTATTGTGTCAATACCGACAATGAACTCATCGGTAATGTGCTTACATGAGTCTAAGCATTTATAAATTGTTGTGCCCTCATCCCGTAGAATTAAGCATGTTGAAAGTTTAATCATTTTATCTGCCCCCGATAAAGATAGGGGAGGGGGTTTCCCCCCTCCCTATAGGATTATTTGAAATTGTTTATAGAACTGTGCTTGAACACTCTATAATTCTTACCGCTTGACGTCTGATTACACCGTAACCGATTAACGCATTCCAACGAACTGTTAATAGATTTGAGTGGGGACCGTCCAAGTAAGGTTTAAGAGAAACATTAAGGTCTCGCCCGATTGCTTTTCCTACGCCCTCTTTTCCCATAAAATAAGCTGACATTGTGCCAGTTGCTCCACCGGAAACTTGAGTATCAACGATAAATCTAGCACCTTCAAAAGTACCGATATCACCGGTGAACCGTTGTTGGATGGATTGGTCGCCTGCAAGAACGGCAGCACCCCAAGAGGCATTACCTGTTTCTGCTTTGATCTGGTTTGCTTGAGTTGGGTGTACAATAGCTACATAAAAGCCATCATCGAACGCGCTTACATGATCTGCTTTCATATCACGTACAATCTCTCTAACATCTTTTGCTTTCAAAGGTCCCACGCTTGATGCAGTTCCTTGAGAACCATAATAATGATAAGAACTTGACAAAGTGCCCGAGACACTATTAGCATACTTATTCTTATCAATTACAGCTCGTGCAAGTAAGTTTATAGAGTTTGCGCCCTGATCTTGTAAACTAAACGCAACGTCTGACACAATGTCAATAAAAGTTTCGCTTCCGAACTCGAATGTATCGATTACTGAATAATCGCCATATGCGTCCATTGCTACACTTGCTCTTGTGTAAGTAGTTTTACCACCACCGTTAATAGCGGTTGACGTTGGGTCAAGTGCTGCAGTATTACTTGAAAATGCTGCAAGTACCGGCCATTCAATAGTGTCACCCTTTCTAGGCATGGCGTTTAAGTTCCATACTTTGCCTGACGCTACACCGTCAAAAATGTACTTTGGTCTGAGTGCTTTTAAACTCATAGAATCAAGGGCGGTTGCTATAACTGCGGCTTGACTTGCAATATCAATAAATGTATCTGCCATAATAGGCTCCTTATTATTTTTGGAGCATAGAGGTTATTTTACTTTTGAGAATGTTTCGCATTTTGTCTGCTGAGTCAACTACTACGGATGGTTTTACAACGTCGTCTTGTTTTGGCGCGGGTATCCCGAATGTTTTAGCTGCGCTCCCTGCAAAGTCTGTTTTGTATTCTTCTAAGGCGGCGTCTGCTGCTTTTCTTACTTCTTCATCACTCGATGAAAGCGTCACTAAATTTCGATATGCTTTGGTTAACTGCGAATACTTAGGGTCGCCCAGCACTGAGTTTCTAAGTTGTTCTTTTTTAAAGTTTTCCGTTAACAATTCTAATTCCGTGTTACGCTCTGTAAGGTTTGCAATTACGTCTGTTGCCTTTTCAGTTTCACTCTTTTGGGAGTCGTCAATAGCTTTCTTTTCCGTTAATAACTGGTCAAGTTGGGTTTTCATGTCGTCGTAACCCTTGAACTTTTCAAGTTCTTTGTTCAGTAATTTAGCGGTGTGAGCATCAACTTCGCTTTGAGTCCATGACCTGCTAGACTGTTTCTCAATTTCCTCTGTACTCTCTTTATTTACAATTTGTTCTGATTTTGTTATTTGCTCTTCCATTTGAAAGAACCCCCTTGATTTAAACTGCTATTGGTACGGCCACTAGCGGTCTGTTTTTAACTATGTAAGCGTTTTGCTTTCGGATAGTTCTTTTTTGTCCCTTCGTAAAGTTTGCTTTTTCTTGATTATATTTTGTGTTAACCTGAATGTTTTTTGTACGCATTTGTTTTTGTTCTGCGAATGGTCGAGCCTGTAAAATATGTTTACAGTTAGGATGGTATGGCGGGCGTACTGTTAATTGCTGAATACCTTGTTGTCGACCAGTAAGGGAAAAAAACTTTCCTTCATATTGTAAACATACTGGAGTAGTCGTGCCGTGCTGAGATACTTGAACTATATCACCGCCATTATCTACGTACGATTGTTGAAAAAAGTTATCATAGCTTTCTGCACCCCGTGTGTTTGCATACATAGAAGCGTATCGCTCTGGTTTCCATAGTCTACCGTTTGGAAATTTTGGTGACCTAAATGAGTCTCTCAAATTAGTGTATTTTCTACCACCTGAATTTAAAAATCCGTTGACACGTTCTGGCTGAGATAATCCCAATGTTTGCGCTGAGTCTAAGTATTTATCATACTCTAAGTAAAACGTTTTATAATCTTTCATTCTCGATGCTACATCGTTTCTGAGCAACATTGCTTTTGTAAAATCAGTACGACTAAATAATGCTAACTGCTCACGGTATGAGTCTAAAAAATCATCTATGCTTAATTCAATTCCTAATGTTCGTGTGCTAGATATTGCACCACTAAATGCTTTTAATACATTTACTTTTGCTTCATTGCTTGAAAATATCTTTGTGAAATCATTCAACCAATTATTAATAAAATCTCGTTTCGCTTTGTCTGACATGTTTACAACGGTCTTGCTTATAACTGCACGTTCCCATGCTCTCATAGCTAACTGAAAACGTACTTTGACAGCACCGGCGCCGATATCTGTAAAAAGAATTGCTGATATTGCCTCTGCCATTAGATCGTTATAGCCTCATTTAAATTAACAGTTTCCCGGGCGACTCGTGCTGACTCTTCACCGTTGATCTTTTGGAGTTCTGCGGTTGCGTCGTCTAATTCTAATTCTTGCGCTTTTTTAATAGCTGTCTCCCGGCTCATGATTTGCGCTTGTACTTGTTTTACTGTGCTATCTATCATTTCATCGGAATCCATTGGTAGACCGTCTTGCCATGCAATTATGATCCCTTTCTTGTCAATCTCATGACCTTCAAAAACTCCCCAGATTTTAATAAAATGTCTTATAAAGTTATCCCAGTATTTACGCTTTCTGGATATCATTGATAATGTGTTAACAGACTTCCATTTTAACGCCCGTCCGCTTTCTGCCTGTCCGCCTTCGCTTGTTGTCAATCCTGCAATTGGACCCGATATCCGTGAGGTAAAAAAACACATTTCTATCATTTGTTTTGTATGCTCCATTGAGGGTAATATTGACTCACTCCCCCAAGCAATGATATTAACTTCGTTATCGCCCGGGTTTCCTGATATTGTACGCTCAAACATTTTACCGTTTTGTTTATTAAATTGTCCGTTCTGATTTAAGATACCAGGTGGAAGCCCTATCCATGGATCGGCGTTCTCTTCAAGTAAAGAATTATTCTGGTCGATACGATTATCAATTTCACTAAATAACTGCTCTTTTCCTGCATAATCGGAACGGCCGGTCTTGCGTCCTAACTGCCCCTGATTAAGTATCTTTACAACAGGGATAAAATCTAAGTCTGTGTATATGTCGGGATCAATTTCAACACGGTCTTTTACGTCTCTAGTCGTAGCATCGGTAATTAATCGGTAATGCTTTAAAACATGCCGTCCGTTTTCTAAATCATGTTCTTGTATCTCGTATACTAAATTAACGTTGTCTTGCTTTTCAACTGACTCAATAAATTTAACGTTTGTAAATTGAAAGTTGTCTTCTTGCCATATCGTTTCCGATACCTTGACAAAATCATAATAGGTTTGTCCGTCTAGTTTCCAAAATCTACAAAATCCGGTTCCCTGAGCACTTATAACGTTTGCAAGTTCCAATACGTTTGTATCAAAATCGGTGTTGAAAAGAAAGTCATTAAAAGCATCGTTTATTGTTTCATTGCCTTGCTCTACTTCGATGTTTGGAAATTCTCCGAAAAGTAAATCTGATGTTATATCTGATATCGTAGCAGGAATAGGAATCATAGGGTCAAGTATCTTACGTTCAATTTTTCCGGACTGTTTATTATAAAGCATCTTTGCATTGCCATAGTCTTTTGACATAAGCATATTATACCACGCCTGCTCCTGTGCAATGCGTACTAAATTGGACTCATCTGGGAATTTGTATGTTTCTTTTTCTGACATTATTAATCCTATTGTACATTATACGATGTTTTTCGCATTTTGTCAATAATAAGTTAATAAGTTAGTTAAGATGTTAATAAGTTAATTAACTTTCTTCATATTCGCTTATATCGTGCAGTTTAGATACAAGATTATTATATCTTCTTTTGTAATGATCTATTTCGTAAGATGCTTCTTTTAATGCTTCTATTTTTATTTCTATTTTTATTTCGCTTGTCATCTCATTTTTTATCTGGTCTCTATAGCAATTACCTAATTCTTTTTTTGCTTTTTCTAAGTATTTTCTAGTATCTCTTATTATACTAAGATTATTGTCTAATGATACATGAATATTAAACTCTTCTTTAGAATAATTCTTTACTCTACCACTAAATATATTTATTTCGTTATCGATTGTTTCAAGTTGTAATTTTATTATTTCTTTTAGTTCTTTTATATTGTCCATGTTAACTCCTAAATGGATTTGATGTTATCATTCTCGGTCTGTTGCGCTCACGAGTGAATATGAGGTATCTTAATGCGTCCGATAAATCGTCTTGTTCCTTAATGGGTTCGTCACGTCCAACACCGGATTTGTTTTGCTTCCATGCATAAGACCCAATCTCTTTTAACAGATTAACGCATTTATCAATAATGAATAATCTTGGTAATCCGTTCTGCCTGACTGTCATAGTTGATTGTACCGCCTGTATTCCTTCTAATACGCTTTTTAATGCTCCCATTGTGGGAATTCCTGTAAGCCTGTTGAACTCTACCATTTGTTCAGGTCTGTTAGTATCACAATAGCTGTAAGAAATCGGCATCCTTACACTACCACGCTTTAAATCAAACCATCCTTTTGATTCCATAATTATCTTCAACGATTGATCTATTAATTGATGCTTTCGATATATCTCATCAATGATATAATAATTCTCATCGTGATCAATAGCGCATAATACAATAGATAATGGATGCTCATATCCCCAATCGATACCTAGTACATACTCTTTTATCTGTGTTGCCGGATAATCTTTAATAACTGATTTGTTACGATTAAATGAGTCGTAAATAATACCCTCTGATTGGACCCATAAGCCCTCAATCATCCGTTGACGGAATACTCCGGTATACATGCTTTCCAGTTGTATCTTATAAGCAGGGTCTAAACTAGGATTGTCTAATAGATTAAAATGCCATACATTTTTATTGACCTTTGGATTGTCTATTATCTCTTCTTTTATATAATGACTCGGTGCGTCTGGATTGCACGTGTAAAACTTAATTCTTAGACCGGAACTGCATCTACCAATAGCCTGATAAAAAAATGACTTCGGATATAATGTTACTTCGTCGCCCAGGTGTGCTTGTGCCGTCATACCTCGAATACGTGCTTCACTGCCTTCATCGTTGGCGCCTTCTACCCAACAGCTTATATTCTTTGGTAAATATGTCAAACATCTAGGCATCCGAGTATATTTATATAACCCTCGGCAATTTTCAGACTCTACAAAGTCCAGAAATGGTTTAATCAAATTACGCTCTGCCCCGTCTCCCTTTTTAGCTGAGATTAAACAATCGATGTTTGGTATTGCCTGATTAACCAGAAACTCATGCCAACGGATTAATTGGATAAATGTTTTCCCTGAGCGTATACTTCCAGTTGCTAGGTTTATATCGTAGGTCGAGTTTATAAGGTAGTCGTATTGTATGTCGGATAGTTCCATTTATTTATATACTTCTCCGGGGTGGTCTATAGCTTCATATAATTGAGACCTTATATCTTTTTTATTATTCTTAGCTAAAAATATTAATAACTTTTCATTCTTTTGTATAAATTCGTCTGTTATTTTTTTGTGATTATAATGTGCTGAAATGCCTAGTCTAATAAAATACCTTACTACTAACGAAAAGTTTTTTATTCCTTTTTCTGTCTGGAAATCTATTATTTTATCAATTAATCTCTTTTCCATCCTTATGTCTGTTACCTTTGTTAATAACTCGTCAATATCTTCTATTTTTATCATGCCTGCCCCTTATGTTATTTCGTTTTACGCTTCTTGTTTATAGCATCCGTAAGCGGTGTTGATATATCAAGGGTCTTGACTTCAATTTCGTCTTTGACTTTACCATCGACATACTCAAAGATCATCTTCGCCATACCGCTGTTTCCTTCCATACCATTCTGTATACATTTATTCACGAATTTTTCCGGTGTCATATTACCATCGGTTTCAATTTCTTTTAAAAATGACTCTCTTAATGCTTTCTTTAGTGAAACGGTACGGACGGAAGTTTCACCGCCCTTTTTACTATCTGCTTTTGTTAGTTTATGTCTTGACATATCGGTTACCTATCGGTTTAAATTGTTTTTTTTTCTCATTTATCACATTTTACTCTATTAAAATAAAACCCTCATATTTTCTCTCAAATTCTGGACTGCCGACTTAAAGCCGAATAACGGTACTTGCCTTATGAATTGATTTAAGCAGTAAATAAGTGCGAGTATACGTTTCATATTTTAATCTCTATCGGTTTTTTTTATGCGTGATTTATAAATATCAATATCACTATTATTTATTATATCATCTTTTTTCTTTATCTTTTTCTTTAAAGCTTTATATTTATCTTTAAGATTATAATATTTATTTAATAAATATCGTGGGCAATTTTCGATTTGAGAAAACTCCTTACAGTTATTTTGGCTAGGATATTTTACCCAGTTACCACAATCTGTTATCTTACATGGTTTCATTCAATTACTCTCCCGTTAAAATGCTTTTTAGCGTTGTGTATATCTCTATGATTTGCCCCTACGGTTAAAGACAGTATTGATACCTCTTTTTGAGTGTATTCAACGCCGTCCTCAAATCGTATGTTACCATTATCCCTCGTAAAGAATTTTAGATTAAGCTTACTACTTTTGTATACTTGCATTTTTTACTCCGATATGTTTTATAAGTATATGATAACAGTTATAATACTTTCTATCGTCAATAAGAAAAACCTCGTTATTACTAAGTACATGCTCCCCTTCTTTTGGAAATCTATACTCCCCAGTGTATTGAAATCCTGCTATACTAGGTAATTCAACAGATATATTAATTGTCTTTTTCATAGTCTTTTAAAAATCCAGTTATTTTATTATCGTATAAATTAATGTTAGGACTTAAACAATGTCCCCCAGGTAATTTATTATCATCATGTTCATAAACAGGTCTTCTCCATTCTGGGTGTGCTTTTGAGATACCTTGATTATAATTAAAATTCCACCATAAATAAACTTTTGAAAAATCCCAGTTATTTTTTTTACAGTCATCATGCATTATTTTTTCGAATACTAGATTATAATACATATAGGACGTGCTCATTATTTTAGAATATTCTAGACTTTCATGATTTTCTCCCCAGTGTACTGGGTTCATGAGTTTCAATATCTCTTTAACTTCGCAAAAAGTATTAAAATTACCTGATATGAATTTATTATAATATAAAATATTTGCTTTGAAATCGTCTTTATGTCTACCCATGACAGGTGAATAATATATATTATCACGGCCTATATTAAAAATTATTTTATCCGTTGTCCCCGGGCTTATTGTGCTATGTATAACTGTTATTTTTGGACTAAATACCTCATCTGCTTTAACTACCGTATCAATAAATAAATCGTTAAATGGTATTGTAATGTGTAAACAACACTCATCTTTAAAATTAAGTGTTTCCCACTCACCCTTATTATAAATAACCGGTATTTTAATACTAGGCTTTATAGCTCCGGCCACTTCGCCGTTACCTAATATTATATTTATCATTTTGCTATTCCATAAACTCGCTCATTAGCTGATACATCCCTTAATACTGTAGTTCCGGCAGCAACGAATGAATTAATTGACACTACACATGGCGCTATAATAAGTGCGAATGCGCATAATGTTACATTATCATGTATATAGGTTTTATCTGGTACAAATTCAAATCCTTTTTTATCACGTTCAAATCGTTCTCCAGGATCATGATCGTTTGTAAAGCATACTCCTGGCCCCACAAATACGTTTTTTCCTATTGTAACGCCATCCCAGATACTGACTCCGTTTTGCACTCTGGTATAATCTCCTATCATTGTATCAGGTGCCACATAACAACATTGACCTATCATAACATCTCTCCCGATTTCTGCCCCTGCTCTCACGTGCGAATACCTATTAATAACTGCTCCATTATTAAGAGTTATTCTTTTATCGTTTGTTATTATTTCTTCTTTAATTATCATTTCTGTAATCTCTTAATTATTAAAATGGTTCGTTTGACGGTTGTTGGCATGTATCAGTCGGTGCCGGACTGCTAAATGCGGGCTGTTGTGGTGGCTGTTGGAAGTTCTGAGGTTGCTCTTCTTTAACGTAAGTATTTAGCTTTCCGTATCCTTTGCCATTTTTCGATACAAGCAAATCAATTTTTATCTGCCCGTCCTTATGGTTCGCTTGCATATAAGCGTAAAACTCTTTACAGTCAATGCTTAAATTTCCCTTTACAAATTCCGGCGCCCGCTCATGCGGTTGATAAAAGTATAATCCCTTTGCTAAATTGTTATCATTTTCCATTTGTTTTCTCCATTGTTTTTTTTATTTAATTTCCAGCTCTAAATCCGAATCTAGATCCAGATCCATCTCCAGCTCCATATCCATCTCCATCTCCATCTCCATCTCCATCTCCATCTCCAGATCCTGATCCTGATCCAGCTCCATATCCATCTCCATCTCCATCTCCAGATCCTGATCCATCTCCAGATCCTGATCCTGATCCAGCTCCATCTCCAGATCCTGATCCTGAGCCAGCGCC